TGGCGACTGCATGCGTCGCCTCGTCGGGCAGGATCGCCTCTTCGGCAATCGCCTCGAAATCGCCGTCGGCTTCCAGAAAGCGCAGCCGCACGCGGCCCGCAAGCTCCAGATCCGACCCGCGCGTCTGCTCGATCACGCCGCCGAGTTCCGGGTCGCGCACCACCTGTGCCAGATCGACGACATGGTCCGCCCGCCCGTCGCGACGCCGAAATTGCAGGACGCCGGTGCGCTCGATCGCGTCCACGCCCTGCGCCAGCATCAGCGGCTGCAGGGCGGCACGCGCCTCGCTCACCCGATCCACGAGGTAGCCGCGCACGAAACCCGGTGCGCCCCGGGTGTCGAGATCACCGAGGTCCGCACGCATGGCGACCTCTGCGATAACATCGGCCAGCCGGCGCCCGCTGACCCGCCCGGTGATCCAGTGCCCGCGCGCGTAATTCTCGCCATCCGACCACAGCGTCGTATTCGCCGGGAAATACGGGTAGGGCCGCGCATCCCACGCCCAGACATAGGCATGGTCCATGTCGATCATCCGCCCGACATATTCCGCGGACAGCGGATTGCGCGCGGGGTCTCCCCAATAACCCGAGACGGCGCGCAGGTACTGCATCTGGATCAGCGGGTCACGCTGTCCTGTCGAGAAATGCGGCAGGCTCGATTCCGATGATTTGGGGTCGAGGAACTTGTTGGGCTGGTTGGTGCCCTTGTCCACCGCCGAACACCCGTATTCGGTAAAGTGGATCGGTTTGGATTGCGGCACCCAAGGCGTCGACTCCGGTTTGCGCACTCCGCCCACCCTGTCGAAATGCGCGTTTTGCCACCAGCTGCGCAGATCTTTGTACCGAAAGACCCACGGCTCGTCATGGGCACCATCTGTGGTGGGTTCACGCTGCTGCGCCGCGCGGGCCTCTTCGGACGGGTAAAACCAGTCATACCCCTCGCCGCCTTCAATATTCGCTTGCAGGTAGTCCAGATCATGGATCGATGGGTATTGCGACGCATCGAGATGGTCATCGCCCTCGCGCCAGTCGCTGAGCGGCATGTAATTGTCGATGCCGATAAAATCGATATTCTCGTTGGCCCACAGCGGATCGAGGTGAAAGAACCGGTCCCCGCCCTCCGGCTGGTAACCGAAATATTCCGACCAGTCGGCGGCGTAGCTGATCTTGACCTCCGGCCCCAGAAGCTCGCGCACCTCCGCCGCCAGATCGATCAGCTGCGCCACTGCCGGAAAGCTGCTATCGGAACCGCGGATCTGCGTCAGGCTGCGCATCTCGGATCCGATGCAGAACGCCTCTACCCCGCCCACGGCGGCACAAAGCGCCGCCTGATGCAGGATGAAGCGGCGATAGGACCACTCGTCCGGGCCGGTATAGGCGACGGGGCTTTGCTTGACAGCCCCCCCGAAGCTGAGCAGATCCACCACATCCGTTCCCGGCGCGTCCACAGCCTGCGCCGCAATCGGCGTCACTGTGAAATCCGATGCCCCGGCCGTGCCGAAAAAGGCCGCAACCTCGGCCGCGGCCGCCACAGTGCCATCCGGGCCGCCCGGCTGCCCCGGCGCCTTGGATGTGGTGATCCGACCGCGCCACGGCAGCACCGCCTGGTCGCTCGCATCACTCCACGGATCGGTCAGGCCGTTGCCCGGCATCTGCTCCATCAGGATGAACGGGTAGTAAAGCACGTCCTGCCCCGCCGCCTGCAGCGCAAGGATCGCCTCGATCACCGCCTGATCGGATGGCGTGCCGCCATAGGCCTCGCGCCCGTCGGCATCCCTTGGCACCTCGCCGGCCTGCGCGCGCATGATCCCGGCGACCTGCCACGGCATGTTGGACGCATCGAATTGCTTTTGCTCAACGCGCGGGTGGATGCGACACTCGGCGCAGCGCAAGTCGGTGCCGAACCAACTGACGATCAGCGAGGTCGCGCCGCATTCGGGCAATTCCTGCGTCAGCGCCTCCAGCGAGGTGACGAAATCGGGCTGCTCGGACGGCGTGTTGATGTTGGCCAAGCCGCTTGATCCAAAGCCGAAATCCATCGTGACCGGCGTCGTGGCGAGCACATATTCGCCGCTGCCGGGCAACATCGCCACGCCGCGCACGCCCCGCACCGGATCAAGGTCCGCCCCCGGCGTGTCGGCCTGGGACGGGCGGCAGACCTCGAAGCTGAACTGCGGCACGCGATTGCCGAAGCGCGACAGGTCCAGGTCCTCGATCACCACATAGGCCGTGCCGCGATAGGCGGGCACGTTGCCCGCGCCCTCGACCGCCTCGATCAGCGGATCAGGTGCCTGATCGCCTGTGCCCGGATAGACCCGAAGGCCAAGCCCCGCCGGCGACACCTCGGTGCCGTCCGCCCAGACCCGCGCAACGCGGGTGATCTCGCCCTCGCAAAGCGCAAGCGCGAGGCTGACCGAATAACTGATACGGCGCGTGTCGGGCGTGGCCGGACGAGGGCTGCCCTTGCCGCCGCCGCTGCCCCGGGTCACGCTGACATTCTCGCGAAATTCGCTGGCCCAGATCACCTGTCCGCCAACGCGCATGCGCCCGTAGACCTGCGGGATCGCGTCGCCCTCGCCCGCGCCGGTCAGGCGCAGGCGGCTGACACGCCCGGTTTCGACCACCTCGGATCCCTGCCCCAGCAGGCGCTGGTCGATCGAACGGCCGATCAAGCCCCCGGCAAAGCGCCCGATCGCGACCGACGAAAGGCCCAGCACAGAGCCACCGACGGCCCCGCCGACCGCCGCACCGGCGGCTGATAACAGTATGGTTGCCATAGCTTAGCTCTCCTCGGGAAATGCAAACCGCGCCACGATGCGCCGCCGCCATGGCGCGCTGAGTGCGCCTTCGACGACGCCGTGGCCCGAATAGGCGTGAATGAAGGTGGCCGCCGCGCCAATGTCGGCCACGATACCAAGATGCTTGGCGACAGAGCCTGCGCGCATGCGAAACAGGATCACGTCGCCGGGGACCTCATTGGCCAGCGGTTTCGCCACGAGGTGCCGTGCCGCCGCCTGCCAGAGCGCCTCTTGCCGTGCGGGTTCCGACCAATCCATTGAATAGGCGGGCGGGCGTTCGGGTTCGGCCCCCCTGACCTCGCACCACAGCCCGCGAATGAGGCCCAGACAATCGCAGCCCGCCCCGCGGCACGC